AATGGAACGGCATGCAGTCGGAAAACCTCGACGCGATGGCTGACGATCAGGAAGCGCACGTTGCGGCTATCCGTGAAGACATGGCTGACTACATGCTGTCAGGCGATGCGAAGGTGAAGGTGAAAGGGTATGTCGGCGCAGGTATCACCAACCACGCCAACACCAACCAGGTGGATCTGAGTGCGTCCGGTCTGAATATTGACCTTACCACCTCGACTCCTGATGAATCAGTGGCATTCTTCACCGGCCCGTTCGCCAAGCTTCTGGATGATAACTACGTGCAGGAGAAGGTTAAGTTGTGGGCGTCGCCGGACATCATGCGCAACCTGAACCGACCGTATTCCGATGCAGCCGGATTCAAAGAAGGCACTGTGCTGGAATACATCCTGCGCTATGGCCGCATCGAGTCGTTTAACCAGACCTTTAAACTGACCGGTAACCACTTCATCGCTTACGTGCGCAACTCTCAGTACATCAAGACGCGCATCGCCGCACCGGTGGGTACCTTCATGATCCCGCGTCAGAATCCGTTCGACAACTACAACTCCCTGGTCTGGAGTGCTGTCGGCCTGCAGATTAAGCGTGATTTCAACGGTCGTTCTAAAGTGTTCAACGCACAGGGTTAAGGGGCTTCGGCCCCTTTTCTTCAGGAGAGAGCATGAAAAAGTTAAAAGTCGAGAAGGCTGGTTGCTGGGGAACAATTAACGGCGTATTCCAGCAACTGCCGGTGGGCCATGAGTTCGTTGCGGTTGCTGTGCCACCTGCTTTCGCTGGTCGCGTCTCGGTCGTTGGCGAAGTTGAAGAGCAGGAGCTTGAAGTTGCCACACCTGGTGCTGTCGATAAACCTGCAGAGCAGGCAGAGCAGGCAGAGCAGGCAGAGCAGGCAGAGCAGGCAGAGCAGGCAGAGCAGGCAGAGCAGGCAGAGCAGGCAGAGCAGGGAGACACCACCGCTAAATCGAAAAAGGCGAAATAACCATGGCTGACCCAATCACGGCGGCAGACGTGCAGGCGTTCCTCGGTGAATTGGGTTACTCCATCCCGGGCGCGCTGCTGGATCCGATTCTCTGCGTGGTGAACAAGATTATCCCTTGCCTCGATGGCGCGGGGTATGACGAGTGCACCGCGAAGCTGATCCTGATGTACGCCGCCGCGCTTATGGCTACGTCGTCTGGCGCGCGCCGCATCAAATCGCAGGGTGCGCCGTCTGGCTCGTCACGCTCGTTTGAATATGGCGACGACAGCATTACCTGGTTGCGCGACTCGCTGGCCCGTCTCGATACCAGCGGCTGCACCGGCGAGCTGCCGATCAGCGCCGGTAACAGCGTCGGCCTGTTCATGGTGGTCGGTGGCTGCTGATGACGTATAAATCAGTTAAGCACGGACTGCCGCGCGCATTCACCCGTGTATGGGTGATTACCGACACAGGGCGGGAGACAACCGGCTACGTTAAGTCGGACGGCGAGTGGCATATCAACTGTGAGCGCATCCGGGCGACCGGCGCCAAGGTGCTGCGCTGGAAGGAGGGCTGATGTCATCGGTAGCTAACTGGAGCTATACAGCCACTGCGACCATCTGGCGCAAACTGGAAGGCAATGACGAATACGGCGACCCGCTGGGCTATGCGGAACCTGAGCAAATCCTCTGTGATTACGAGGGCGGGCTCAGCAAGAAGTTAGCCAGCCTGGGCGCTGAAATCGTCGTGAAGAACACCGTCTGGACGGAGTTTTCGCTGGCGGCTGCAGGTGATTACCTGTTGATTGGCGTCTCGACCGAAGCCGACCCGGTTGTGGCCGGTGCCGACGAGGTGCGGCAGGTTATCCGCTACGCCGACACGTTCGAGCGCCTGGCGGATGATTATGCGATACTGACAGGCATATGATTCAGGGAGGCTTTATGGATATCGACCTAATCACCATGTCTATCTCAGCGCTGGCTTTGGCTATCTCTGTGTACGCCGCTGTGCCGGTTCCTGAGCAGAAGTCCAAGCAGATTAAGCGCACGCATCCCGATCAGCTTCCAACCGAGGTGAGAAAGCTCATTGAGAACGTTGATGAGCTTGAGCGTAGGGTTAAATTACTCTGATTACACCATCCTGACTGGAGTCGGATAAACCTGTGCAATAATGGACCAAAACATTAACTGGAATGACAGGTGATGGGCTTTCAATATTGGCTTGCGGTATGTGGAATTTTTCTGACCGGCCCCTTTGCGTTTGTTCAGTCGATTATCTTTTTGCTACGAGGTGTCTACACCAAGACATTCAAGGGAACGACGCGAAAGGAGTACATCCATAAAGACAGCAAACCTATTGAATACTGGTTCAGCGTTATTGCTCAAATGATTATTGGCGTTGTGATGATTGGATTTGGATTCTGGTTATTAGATGACCTACCTGCCTTTCATAACTGGCACACTGAAATCCGCGCAATGCTCCCTTTTTGATTCAACTTTAAATGACACCAAACCTCGCTCAGGCGGGGTTTTTTATTGCCTGGAGAAAACCATGGGCATCAAAGTGAAAGGCATCAGCCAGGCGAAGAAACACCTGAACGATATCATCAACGATGTGAGGGGGCGCAAGGTGATTCGCGCGCTGCAGTCGGCGATGATTCTCATCGGTGCGCGGGCGGCCTATTACACCCCAATCGACACCTCCACGCTGATTAACAGCCAGTTCCGCGAAATCGACGCTGGCGGCGTGCTCATCACCGGGCGCATCGGCTACTCAGCCAACTATGCCGCGTACGTTCATGAGGCGTCAGGAAAGCTGAAAGGCCAGCCTCGCGCGCACTTTGGTAAGACCCGTTCCGGGCAGCAGTTCGGCGGCGGGACCGGAACCGGCAACTACTGGGACACTCACGGTGAGCCTCAATTCCTGACAAAAGGCGCGAATGACGAGCGCGATAACGTTGACGCGGTGATGCGCAAGGAGCTTTCGCTATGACACCCATGATGCACGAGCGGGTGCGCAACATGTTCGGTGACGCCGGGCTAACGGCCGGGTTCACGGTGCAGCAACTGATGTACGACGACCCGGGCGATCTGTCGAAGGCGATCATGGTATTCCGGCCAAACGGCGGCTCAAATATCCGTACTGACCTCGGCTCTGAGTATCACGTCCTGGTCGACGTCGTCGGAGCGAAGGACAAGCGCAAAGACGCGCTCAATGCCGTGCAGCGAATCGTTGATTACGTCAAGGCCAACCCCATGGCTGACGAGTGTGTTGGCTACATCCAGAACATGGGCGCAATTCCCGCGCCGGTGCTCACAGAAGAAGGGCGAATAGTCTTCCGACTCCAGTTCGCCTGCACTTACGGCGAATAGCCATCCCAACCAAATAACCTGCTTCGGCGGGTTTTCTTTTATACGTCAAAGAGGAGTTTCACATGGCTAATTGCCAGAACTCGAACGAGCGCCTTTTCGGCGGTGCGGTCGTGCTGGAAGTCGCCGATGGCTGCCCGGATGTCAAACCACTCGAATCAGAGTGGAAGGCGCTGGCTGCTGGTACGTCGAAAGGCTTCGACTTCAACCCGAACTCGGTTACCTCTGATGCGGATGACGGCGGCGGCTATGTCGAGACCATCATCACCAACAGTGACTTCACCCTGAGCTTTGAAGGCGAAGTGCGCAAGAAGGACAAACTGGATCAGTACGGCGTTGGCAAGTTCATCAAGTACTTCGCTGACGAACTGAAGGCCAAACGCCAGCCGGGTATGTGGGTGCGCATGGACTACGGCCCGGTAGAATTCATCGGCTACATGAACATCACGGCGCTGAGCTCTGACGGTGGCACCAACGACATCGTCACGTTCTCTACTGAGTTCAAAGTCGGTGACGCGAGCACTATCGAAGTGAACGAAATCACTGCGGTAGCGGTGACTGGCGTGACGGTAACCCCGACAACCAGCACCGGAACGGCAAGTGGTACCAGCACCTTCACGGTGAATATCGCACCAACCGGCGCTACCAACAAAGACTTCACTGTAGCGACTACCGATGCGACCAAAGCAACGGCAACCGCCTCAGGCAACACCGTTACCGTGACGCGTGTCGCCACCGGCAGCGCGCAGATAATCATCAACACCGAAGACGGCAACTTTGTGGCCGTGCACACGGTTACCGTTACCTAACGGACATTCCAAAGGGCGGCGTGCTGCCCTTGATAATGACCGTTTACTGGAAGGCCTATGACCGCTTTAACCGATATTGGCGAACTCTCGATCAGCGACAGCCGTGAAGGAGGGCAAGATTACCTGCTGCGACCTTCATTCGAGGCCATGACCAGGATCGGCACTCCGGAAGAGATTGTGCAGGCGTACGCAACCATCCACGGCAATGATGTCGCTCAGCTGATTGAGGTTTGCGCTGGCACGCTGGGACGCTTTCCTGAATGGCTGTCTCCATCATTCAATCGCGCTGCTGAGAAGCTTTTATCAACGTGCATGCTGGTGCTTCAGGCGTGCTGCGATGACGACCTGACACCGATGATCGGCGAGTGGAAAGGGTGGCGGCATTGTGTCGTTTACCGACCTGGTCAGATGCCGAAGAACGACATCATCGTGCTGGCGCAGCACCTCATGCAGCACGGCGTCGTAGGCAAAGCTAAAGTCCGCCAGCTACAGCGCCACGAAACAGGCACCAGAACTAACGAATTTAAAGCCTTCGACTACATCAGCGCGGCACGCAGCCACTTTGAAATGAACCGAGCCGAAGCCTCTCAGTTAACGATGACCGAATTCCAGATGCTGCTGGCGGCGAAATCCCCTGACCAGAAAGGCTTTACTCGCGAAGAGTACGACAGCATCGCCGACGAGTACCTGGCTAAACAGGCCGCACGCAGGGCAAAAGCAAAGCAATAACCGGAGAATGACATGGCAGGTGAGAAGAACGCCGGTAGCATCGTTTATGAAATCAGCGCCGACGTTGAGCCGCTGCTGCAGGGCGGAAAACAGGCCATTGATGCTCTGGACAAACTGGATGCAGCAGCCCAGCAGTCCGGAAAGGGAATGGACAACCTCGATCAGAGCGCATCCCAGACCGGGTCCGCGTTTACTGAACTGGCCGGTTATGCCAACTCCATGGACAACCAGCTGCGCAAGCTGAACACCAACGTGAGCGGCATCGCCCGCGCAATGGAAGAGGTCCGTAGCGGTACCGGCGGCGCGAGCAGTGAATTCAGTCGAGCAGAATCCATCATCGAGGCGCTTGGTAACCAGCTGGCGGTACTTGACGAGGCGCAGGAGAATGGCGCGCGCAGTGCCGCAGTTCTGGCTGCGCAGCTTCGTGCTGGGTCTAAAGCTACCGATGAGGAAAAGCAGAAGATCGGCGAGCTGACAGGTCGCCTGTATGACATGAAGACTGGCGTTGAAAATGGAGCAAAGGGCACTGGTAACTGGAAAACCAGCATGCAGCAGGCTGGGTACCAGGTTCAGGACTTCATCGTACAAGTGCAGGGCGGCCAGTCTGCGCTGGTGGCGTTCGCTCAGCAGGGCTCGCAACTGGCTGGCGCATTCGGGCCTGGCGGTGCCGTTGTTGGCGCTATAATCGCCCTTGGTTCGGTACTGGCTGGCGTGCTGATCACTTCGCTGAATGGCGGCAAGAACGCCATGGATGCGCTGAAAGACGCAGCTGAAGCGATGGATAAGGTGATCACCATTTCCTCGCAAGGCGTGGCCGCGCTTTCAGACAAATATGCTGCCCTGGCGCGTGTAAATGCCGACGTGGCAACTTTGCTACGTAATCAGGCGCTTCTTGAGTATAACCAGGCCATCTCGAAGATACCGAAGGCCATTAGTGACGCTTCTGATGCTTTCATTACGTTAGGCGATCGCGCACTGGCTGCGGTTGGCGGGGCGTCTCCAAGCATCAAGAAGTTCAATGATGAGCTTTCTGCGCTTGGTGTTACTACCACAGACTGGAGCCAGGCCATTCAGCAGGCCAACAGCCAGGGTCAATATGCCTCTGGTATTGTGAATTCGCTGTCCTCAACGGTGAGCACCCTTTCTTCTCGCCTGGGCATCAGCAAGCAGTCAGCGTTTGATCTGGCAAGAGAACTATCAGACCTTAGCAATAACCCGTCCCCGGAAGCACTTCAGGAACTGGCGAAAAAACTCCAGGAAATGAAGTCCTCCTCAAAAGATGGTCAGTCAGCCATTGCTGAGTTGGCCGGTAAGCTTGTCGATCTGGCGAGAGAAGCGGCCAATGCGAAAATAAACGTCGACAGCCTCAACAAGTCCACAGACAACCTCACTGCAGGGCAGAAGAACCTCATCAAGCAGTCTGAGCGAAACCTTGCCCTGTCGAAACTACAGGGCGAGGCCCGCGCGCGGCTGCAGGCGCAATACGCTGCCGAAGATGCCGGGTTTGCGAAGGACGATCCGCACGCCAAGCAGATGGAAGATGATGCTGCGGCTACGTACAAAAATACGCAGGCGCAGAAGACGCTTCAGTCAGAGCAGAAGAAGGGAGCCTCCCAGGCTGATTCTATTGCCCAGAAGCTGGCTAACCTGAAACAGCAATCAGAACTTTCCGCCGACTCAACTAATAAGCTGAGCCGCGAGCAGGCGATCCTGAATGCTCAGCAGTCTCTCGGAAAAGGAGCAACGAAAGAGCAACTGGCGCTGGCTGCTCAGTACGCAGCTACAAAATGGGATACAGCCAACGCACTCAAAGCGCAGGCCGCAGCTGAGAAACTGCTGCCAGAAGCGCGCGAAAATGCCAGTTACAAACAGGATGTTGAGGATCTGAATACGGCGCTGGCTGCGAAGAAAATCAGCCAGGAACAGTACAACCAGACCTCAGAACGACTGGCGGCAACGCACCAGGCTAACCTCGCGAAAATCCAGGCTCAACAGGCTGTAACGCCACAGCAGGAGGCTGTCGGCGGAGTTGACCCTGTTCAGCAGCTGGCTAACGAGAACGCCCAGAAACTCGCGCTTATTCAGTCATACGAGCAGCAGGGGCTGATTACTCACCAGAACGCCATGGCATTGCGTGCCGCAACTGACACGCAGTATGAGCAGGCGCGCATCGCTGCCCAGTGGGAGATTTTCCGCAACCAGAGTATGGGTAATGAGTTGTTGGCCGCGAGTTTTGACTCTCTCGCAGGCAATGCATCCAATGCCTTTACCGGGATCCTGACCGGAAGCATGTCGGCACAGGAGGCAATGCAATCTCTCGCCAGCAACGCCCTAAATAGCCTGATTAACGGCTTCGTTCAGATGGGCGTCGACTGGGTTAAATCTGCCGTCATGGGGGCAGCAGCACAAACCTCAGCGATTGCCACAACTACTGCGGCGCAAACTGCTGGTTTAGCGACAACCACTGCGGCAAGCACCGCGGCGGCCACGACCACTATGGCGGTCTGGACGCCAGCGGCGGCCGTTGCCTCTATCGGTTCTTTCGGCGGCGCGGCGGCTATCGGTATTGCGGCCCTTATCGCGGCTATGGCGATGGCTGGCGGGATTGCCGGGAAGCGCAAGAACGGCGGGCCGGTATCTGCGGGCCGTACGTATCAGGTAGGTGAGGGCGGCATGCCTGAAATCTACCAGGCGTCTAACGGCAGCCAGTACATTATCCCCGGTGACAACGGCAAGGTCATCAGCAACAAGCAGATGAATGCCGGTGCAGGCGGCAATTCCGTGCCAGTCACTATCAACATTCAGAACTATACCGGTGCAACTGTCGACGCGCAGGCGACCCAGAACGGTAACGGTGTGACGATCGATATGATTGTTGCCGATATCAGCCAGGGCGGGCGCATCGGCCAGGCTATCCAGCAAAACCACCAGGCACCACGAAAAGCAAGGGGATAACATGCCAATTCCGTACCCTGACTGGTTGCCGCTGGCCCAGAAAGGGAAATCACCAACCACCGATACCGGATTTCGCGTCGACCAGCCGACGGTCGGCGCGCCGGTATTTCAGAAATTAACCGACGACCTGAAGACGTCTTTCTCGTTGACGTGGATCTTCACACAGGACCAGCACCGGGCATTCATGCAGTGGTTGGGCAGCCCTAACTACCTCGACAACTGCAATCAATGGTTCACGATGCCACTCGGCACCGGAACCGGCGATACTGGCGTCGAGGTGCAGGAATTACACTTTCTCTCCTGGCCGTCATGGTCACAGTCCGGTTCCATTTTCACATGGAGCGGTGATGTCGTTGCGCGCGAGCTGGTTAACTCTGATGACGAGTTTGACGACATTATCGTTGAGCTACCGCCACCGTGGGGATCACGGCTGGATATCATTGTCACGGGCTATCCTGACGGGCGCGACCCGGAGAGTTTACCGAAGGTGCCATAATGCCGACGCTCAGAGAATTCCAGAGCCGAAGGCCAAACCGAATCCTGTACGAAACGATTACGTTTTACAGCCCGGTCTTTGGCTATATCAGGCTCGTTAATAACCAGATTTTCCCCAAAACGCTTGGCGGCCAGGTCTACACACCATGCCGCATGGAGTTAACCGAAAGCCAGCAGAGCAACACGCCCATCCTCGACAGCACCGTCAAGTTTGGCCGACTGGCGCAGGACTTCAAGCAGCAGCTCAAGCAATGGAAAGCCTACTCGCGCATCACCCCTATCTCGGCGACATATCAGCAGTTTGATGCAGCCGACATGTCCACGGCCATCAAGTCGTGGACGCTCTACGTCAGTGACTGCTCGATGGACGACAAGGACGTGACGTGCAGCCTGACGCGCGTAAATCCGCTCAATCGTAACGTCGGGCGGCTGTACACCGTCGAGGAATATCCGGGGCTCCAGAATGCATAAAGACGACTTCATCTCGCGGGTTGAGGGCATCCCCTGGAGTAACCGCGCCTGCAGCTTGGATGCTGCTGACTGCTGGGGCCTGGTGGTGCTCTATTACCGCCACGTTCTGGGGATCGAGATTCACCAGACGGTGGATTACGAATCCGGACGCGACTTCATGACGTGCTATGACGCTGATGTCGTGTTCTGGCAGCGTGCCGAAACGTTCACCGAAGACGGGATATTCGTCGCCTGGGTCGGCAGCCAGCCGGTGCATGTCGGCCTGATTGTCGACGGTCGCGCGCTGCATAGTCGCGGGGATAATGGACATGTCCGGTTCGACGCAATCAGGACCATTCAGAAGCTATTCACCAGAGTGGAGTTTTACACCTATGCCGGTAATCGAGATTCAGCGCGTTCCTGGTATGCCGAAGGACCGGGCGATTGTTAAAGCCGGCACGGTATTTTCCGAGTGGCTTGAGCAGGAAAGTTTTCACCGCGATATTCGCATCAACGTTAACGGTAAAGAGCTGCAGCCTGATGATGAGCTGCAGTTTGCACTTCAGGACGACGACCGGGTAATCATTTTCGACCAGCCGAAGAACGGCGGTCTTGTCGGCACGTTGCTAAACCCGCTCGAGCACCTTAACCCAATCAAGTTCACCCAAAAGGTGTTGTCTTCGCTGATGCCGAAGCCAAACACTAACGTTAGTGCTGGAAACAGCAAAACCTCACCGAATAACAGCCTGAAGGGTCAGACTAACATCGCGCGCAATGGCGAGGCCAAGCCGGACAATTTCGGCCAGGTCCGCTCTTTCCCGGATCTGGCTCAGGAATCGCTATTCGAATACATCAGCAACCTGAAATACATCACTGAGCTGATGGTATTTGGTCTGGGGAAATACGACGTAACGTCTGTGCGCTTCTCTGAGTCGAACCTTGGATCAATGGCCGGTGCCAGCTACACCATTTACCAGCCAGGTGATGTCATTCCGGTAGTGAATGAGGGCTATCAGTTCGATGATGTCGACGGGCAGGAGGTTCCCGGCCTTAACGAAAGCGACGATTTCCCGATCGAGACTGCAACAGCAAACACCGTCATCAGCGGCGTATACGCTGGCGGCCAGATAGCGATGAAAATCGTTAAACAGGCGGACTTCGACTACTTCGCTGACCTGACTTTCCCGCACCCGGTCACGTTCACTATCAACGTGACGTACCCCATTACCGGTGGAACGCGCACGGAAGACGTCACCCTTTCCGGGCGGCTTATCAGCTTTGCGGAGACAAACGACGGTGCTGTCGTCAGCCCTGTTTACTATTACACGTTCACGTTCGACAACCTGAACGGTCCTTCTATCCCTATTCAGGATGCGACTATCAACACGACAAAGTTCATTCTGAACGATAACGCTGCGCTGATCGTCGGTCCGTTCTTCTCGCCTATACCTTCAAGCCAGTTGTGGCTGCATACGCAGTCCGGGCTCGGCGGAAAAAGTGAAACGAACTGGGTTGTAAACATATGGAAGGTCGACAATGACAACAACCTGATCCCCGGAACAGAGCAGACGTTCACCTACCGGCAGACTACGCCGCACGACTACATGTCTGAGACGTTTAACCGGACTGACAAACTCACCCCGGCGGGCGGGTTTGGGCGTTATGCGATCACTTTCCAGAGGACCGACAACAGCAGTGACGCGAGCAAGCTGCAGGTCGAAGAGATTCATGCGGTAAACGTCAGGACGAACGTCGTTCACGCTGAAGATTCGCTGGTAATGGTGAAAGTCCGGGCCACCGAGAATGCCTCTAGCGGTCGCGACAGGAAGTATAACGCGCTGATCGCCCGCCACGTCATCAGCTACAACATGACGACACAACAGGTCGATTACACGCTCCGGCCATCGCGTAAATTCGCTGACATCGCATTGTTTAACTGGCTGATCGTAGGGCAGCAGCCGGAGTCGAGCATTGATATTTACGGTCTGTACCAGATACAGGCTCAAATCGACGCTATCGACCCGCGCCTGGGTTATTTCGATTTCACCTTTGACGATGAGGATGTGTCGCTCGGGTCGCGCATGGAGACCATCTGTGACGCCGCAAGCGTCTCGGTTTACGACGACAACGGTGTGCTGTCATTCACCCGAGACGGCAAAAAGACGTCTGCGGCCACGATATTTAACCGCTCAAACACCAGGCCTGATGGTTACTCGCTCTCTTACGACATGACGCTGCCTGGCGGCTATGACGGCGTTGAAGTGCAGTATCGCAACCCGGACACCAATAAGCAGGACTTTGTCAGGTACCGGATATCCGGCAATTCCATCATTGAAGGATCGCCGGCCAAAGCGAAGAAGTTCGAAATGCTGTACGTCAGGAATCGCTTTCAGGCCGACGAGCGCGCGCTGCGCGAGTGCAAGCGGCTTATCTATTCCCGGATGACCATGCAGGTAACAGCAATGGCGGACGGCGAGTGGGTAAACATTGGCGATATGGTTCAGGTGCCGGACACATACGACACCAACCAGCAGGCCGGTTATATCGTGTCGCGGGTCGGGAATGACTTCGAGACGAGTGAACGAATCAACTTCTCCGGAACCATGTTTGTGCAGGTCACGGATTCGTTCGGCGCCACCACGGCGCGATACCCTGCTTCTCCGCGTGCTGATACTGCTTTCGGCTTTACGGCAGCAATCCCGAATATCGAGCTCAATCTGTTTGATGGTTTCGATGTCCAGTCACCTTCCCGATACGTCATTGCCACGTCTCAGGAGCTTGATGCAGGGCAGTGGACTATCACCGCCAAGCAACCAGACGGCAAGGGCAGCACCTCATTAACCCTCGCTGAGTATAGCGATCTGATTTACCAATAAGACCTATCCCGATCACCTCAACCCGGCCACTGCGCCGGGTTTTTTTATGGAATCAATATGGCTACGCAACCGACGCAAGACGCTGTACCAAGCGAATCACCTCGCGACCTGAAATTCAACGCTGGGAAAATTGACGAATTCGTCACCTCATTTACCCAGCAATACCTTGATCGTTTTGGTAATGCCCATTACACGATTGAAGGGCTAAAACAGCTGGTGCTGCAGCAAATTTATAACCTCGGATGGAGTCTTGAAGGCTCTTTCCAGGATGGCGGCACTGTGACGTCAGCTGGCGATCTTCTGCAGGATGAAAGCACTAATATCTGGTACCGCTGGGATGATCTCGAAACCCTGCCAAAAACTGTCCCAGCTGGCTCTACCCCAGCGTCTGCTGGCGGAGTCGGGGAAGGAAAGTGGCAGCCTGTCGATGTGAGTGACGTGCTCAGGAAGCAACTGGCACAAGACGACGGCATGAAGCTGATTGGGCAGAAAGTTAACTATGGTATTCCATCGGGTTCGAGCTTAACGAGGGGGCTTATCTGGGCGTTTGATAAGATTAAGGGCTGGTTGCGCGTAGGTGGCTCTGATTTAACACCACTTGATGATGAGAAAAACTTTTGGCGCGGACTGCCCTCTAAAAACTCGTGGGGCGATCCTGCAAATATTGGTGACTATTCTGTTTCATTTGGGCGAAATGGGGCATCGTTTGCTGTTTATACCGCAACATTTGGTCATGACTGTGTCACTTACGGAGTGGCATCTTTAGCAGGTGGTGCAGGTTGTGCAACTGGCAACCCAGATGATATTACGTCGCCAAATGGTGAGGGTTATTGCTCCTTTGCGTTCGGTAAAAACGTAATTGCACTCGGAGCCAAATCAGCGGCTTTTTGCGAGGAAGTAGAGGCAAAGTCCCGCGCCTCATTTGCCGCAGGATATTTTACGCAGGCGAGAGCAGGATTAGCGACTGACCCAGGCGGTGTGGCCAGTGATGGTATTGGCGCAACTGCGTTAGGTTACAGCACACGCGCAGCAGGAGACGGATCGTTTGCTGTGGGTCGTGACATTCAGGCTTATGGCGGTTCTGTTGCAATTGGTTCCGGTATAAACCCAGGCAATCCGGCGGCCAACCCTAACGCTAAATCTGTAGCGTTGTATAGTAACTCTGTAGTTCCAGGGGTTACTGTTGCACCAGCTGGTGGTGGGGTTTCTGATTTACCATTTGTCGGTATCCATACTTCCTACCCTAAAGAGCCTCTTGATGTCGTAATGCCAAATGGGACGAATGCTGCTTTCAGGATTGGTGGAACCGGAACGGCAAGAATTAAATTGCAGGGAACTTCTAATGGTAATTCAGCGTTAGACATAGCTTCTTTAGAATGGACCAGTACAAACGGTGGTAGTGCTGTAGGCACTCTGAAAATAAATATGAATGGTGGTGCAGCCTGTATTGAGCTTTCAACTACAGGCATGGTCGCACTTAAGAACGTTAAAACGTTGGCAGAAATATCTGGCGCCCCGGCGGGCACCATTTACAAGGACGCTTCTAACTTCCTTAAGATTGTTTAAGAGAAGTCATCGCCAAGGAAGGCGGTGAGAAGCGCTTCTGCTATTACTCTGTGACCAAAATCACCAGGGTGATTCACCCCATTTCCAGTTATTGCCCATATGTTTTTGCGTTTCAGAATCTGATTCCACACATCTGTAATATCTATGAAAGTGGTGCGCTCATATTTTTTTGAGAGTCCATTCAGCCCCTTCCTGTACCCTTCAAAATACTCTTTCTTAGGTAATACCCACTCTGGATTTGGGCGTGTTGGTGACATTAATACGATTCGCGCATGCTTATTTTTGGACTTGATGTCTTTAATAAGTTTTTCAATGTTAGCAACGAATATTTTAGGTTCTATGTCATTGCTGTCATTCACGCCAAATGCAATCACATAAACGTCTGAATCAAACTTTAGCATTCGACCAGTTTCATCGCTAACTGCATTAGCACTGTTCCATCCAGGTACAGATGGATTGTACCACTGCACATCACCGCCACGAATCATCGCAAGGTACGCTGAAGTAAGGTCAGCAAAAGGTGGCTGATTTGGCGCGGAGTAGATCCCTGTAGCATTTGCGCCAAACGTTATGCTATCTCCGAAGTAAGTTATCTTTAAGTCTTTCTTATATTTAATTATTTTCCTCAGGTCTGTAATGCTGCCACTCATTAAAAGTCGCATGCTTTCATTTTTTTTGTATGAAACAGACATCTGATGGAATGGATACTCAAGAGTTACTCTTACGTTAAAATCCTTATCTTCTTTCTCAGGCTTGCTGAAACCAACTGGTGCAAGGTCAACGGTTGTTGAAGAAGGGAACGACACTTGATCGCCATGGACGGAAAAATCTTTCCCGGCGACTAAAAGTTTCCCGGTCATCTGGTTAAACATCATCACCGGACCTTCAGGAGTAAAAAGTAACCCTTCGTTCTTGTATTCCTTGGATGCGTAAACCATGTCCGAATAAACATAATGACCACCAAAAAATGAAGGGTGGATGTTAAATTTATTAACGACATAATTGCTGCAAGAAACATCATTGCACGTTGTGTATTTATCAGCCAGCGCTGGAAGCTCCGCGCTAGAGGAAAGGGAAATAAACAGGCATGCAAGTATCTTTAAGTGTTTCATTTAGCTTTTCCGTATGCTTTTTTCTTTATCCAGCCATTAACAGGCTTTTCAATGAGTTTATAGCAGGCAAGAGCGATAACCTGGCAGTAGATGTAATAGACGATAACATAAGGAACTACGCTCACTGTCTTATCGAGGTCAAGTTGTGTCCAGATAAACAGAAATACCGGCGCTGAAATACCGTGAGACAGGTACAGGCTGTAAGATGAGTCGCCCAGTAGCAGGAAAGTGCGGTTGTGAGGAATAACCCCTTCAAGGCTCAGCGCTGACCAGACAATCACAAACGCCGGTATGCCCCAGGTAAGCAGACGAGAATAGTCGTTATAGGCAAACACACCCGAGTTAGCGAAAGCAAAAAGCGGGAAGAAAGAAGCAATACCCACCCATGCCAGCCACTTCGGCAGGACGCATCCTGAGGAATACATCCGGTACAGATACATACCAAGGATAAATTCGATAAACATCTGGCTGGACAGAGTTACCAGAACTTTGCTTTCACCGTGAGCCATGGCGTTACCTGCGCCGAAAATTACCAGGGCGCAGACTGAGTAAAACTCGAGTGAGTTGGCTTTTTTAATGCCAATCGCAAGCAGGCCCGCAAGCAAGAAATAGAACAGGAATTCAAACTGCAAAGTCCAGCCGATGCCAAGAATTGGTGGCTTGTCGAAGTTCATGAACGTCATCGTTTTGATGATCCACATGAGGTCTAGCCGCGAGCCGTTGAAGATATATGCAAAATCTGCAGTAGGTTGGGATATAGCACCAGAATCAACCAGCCATGATATGAACACAACGACCAGTGTTGCCACAAGGTACAAAGGCCATATGCGAGTTATGCGGCGCTTTATGAAGCCAAGCGGCGTTAATTTTGGCGTCATGCCATCCTTATAGAGCCCGCCGTAAATGATGTACGGCATGATAAAACCGCTGATGATGAAAAATATGTCAACACCAACACCGCCAAGGTTTGTTATCTGTGGGGTAATGCCATAAACGGCAAGATTTGCGTGAGCATAAATCACGAGGAAGGCGGCCAGAAACCGCAAATACTGAATGTTGGCAATCATCATCAACTTTCTTGTCTGTTAAAAGGCGAGTGATTTTAACAGCTAAGAGTAATCCGATCATTCTCTTTGGTTTGAACATTGACCTACCTACCAACATTAATAATACTGTGTTTATGTACAGTTAATATGTGAGGTGATCATGCCAAGCACAGCAGACATGCACGCCGACTTTGTTGCGGCCGCAGAGCCTTTCCTTCCTCCTTCTTCCAGCATTGTCGAAACGCAGGATGGCTATGATGTCATTGAGAGCTCATCGGCATACAAGCGCGGTAACACATTGCTTATCTGGTTTTGCGGCCGCCAGCAGCATGCGTGCTGGGCCGGTGACGCGCTCATTACTGATGATGGTGAGGCCATAGAAGGCGAGGCACTTGATGATGTTTGCCTAGTTGGTGTAGTTACGCACACCATTCGCCCAGTCGGTTCAGACGAAAACCCTTTCATGTAGTATCCAAAGTGAGCAAACGACACTCTTCCTTCTGAAATTTACAAAAACTAAAAAACTAATAGCGCTACAGGCTTAGAAGCGAAGCGGTCAGGAAGTAGACACACAGAAACAAGCGGCCATCTTGATCAGTACCTCAGTTAAAACTACTGTATATATAAACAGTATTGGAGGTATGCATTATGGAGTTCTTCAGACCTGCAGAATTACGCGAAATTATTGCTATCCCGCTTTTTAGCGATTTGGTGCAATGCGGGTTCCCCAGCCCGGCTGCTGATTACGTTGAGCAGCGTATCAATCTCAATGAGTTGCTGGTGTCCCATCCCAGCTCTACGTATTTCGTAAAAGCTGCCGGCGACTCGATGATTGAGGCCGGGATCAGCGACGGCGATCTGCTGGTTGTTGATAGCTCCCGGACTGCTGAGCATGGAGATATCGTCATCGCCGCGGTGGAAGGGGAGTTCACTGTTAAACGCCTGCAGCTGCGCCCGACCGTCCAGCTCATTCCAATGAACAGTGCTTACTCACCGATCATTGTCGGTAGCGAGGACACACTCGATGTGTTCGGTGTCGTGACTTTCATCGTTAAATCGGCGAGCTGAAAATGTTCGCGCTCTGTGATGTGAATTCGTTCTACGCATCATGCGAGACGGTGTTCAGGCCAGACTTGAGAGGGCGACCAGTGGTCGTTCTCTCGAACAATGACGGCTGTGTAATAGCACGCAGCGCCGAGGCCAAGGCCGCTGGAATTACAATGGGGGAACCATTCTTCAAGCAAAAGGACTTATTCCGGCGCGCTGGTGTTGTCTGCTTCAGCAGTAACTACGAGCTGTACGCAGACATGTCCAACCGGGTAATGACGACGCTGGAAGAAATGAGCCCTCGCGTCGAAATATATAGCATCGATGAAGCTTTTTGCGACCTTACTGGTGTTCGAAACTGCCGGGACCTGACAGAGTTTGGCAAAGAGATCCGCGCGACGGTTCTGAAGCGTACGCACCTGACTGTCGGGATTGGCATCGCGAAAAGTAAGACCCTTGCAAAGCTGGCAAATCACGCCGCCAAAAAATGGCAGCGCCAGACGGGCGGGGTAGTGGACCTGTCCAATATCGATCGCCAGCGCCGACTCCTTGCCCTGGTACCAGTAGAGGACGTATGGGGCGTCGGAAGGCGCATCAGTAAGAAGCTGAACGCCATGGGCATCAAAACAGCTCTGGACCTCTCTGAGCAGAGTACGTGGATTATTCGAAAGCACTTCAATGTCGTCCTGGAGCGAACGGTTCGGGAGCTGCGCGGCGAACCATGTTTTGATCTGGAAGAGTTCGCGCCGGCAAAGCAGGAAATCGTCTGCAGCCGTTCATTCGGCGGGCGGGTCACAGACTATGAGCAGATGCGTCAGGCTATTTGCAGCTATGCGGCGCGTGCGGCCGAAAAGCTTCGCGGTGAGCATCAGTACTGCCGCTTTATCTCTGCCTTCGTGAAAACCTCACCATTCGCGCTTAATGAGCCGTATTACGGTAATAGCGCTTCAATGAAGCTTCTCACCCCAACCCAAGATTCCCGCGACATCATCAATGCTGCTGTAAAGTGCCTGGACAAAATCTGGCAGGATGGGCACCGGTACCAGAAAGCCGGCATTATGCTCGGGGATTTCTTCAGCCAGGGCGTGGCCCAGCTCAACTTATTCGATGAGAATG